TATCAGCTACCAGCTGGGGCGGACGATGATCGGCGACTGCAAGGTCACGGACGTCAATCCGGCGACGGCGCTGATGTTCATCACCGGGGCGATGAAGGAGGCCTACGGCGGCGAGCTCTACACCAATATCGACGATATCGATATCACGGCGGACTGGAGCTGGAAGAACGCCCAGAACACGCTGCTGGATCCGAAAGCGGGCCTGCTGATCCTGACGGGCGGCGTGCTTGTGCGGGACAACCTGGACTGGTTTATCCTGGAGGATTCCGGGGTTGAATCCTACCAGTATACCGTCCGCTACGGCGCGAACATGAAGAGCGTCCGGTGGGACGGCAGCGTGGACGGCCTGATCACCCGGATCTATCCGTTGGCGCAGCGGGAGGACGGCTCGACGCTGCTGCTGCCGGAAGAATATATCGATACGGTGCGGGAAGTGCCGTTTATCCGGCCGGAAGTCCTGAACACGGACCTGAAGGTCGGCGCGAAGGTGACGGACAGCGCAGGCACGGAGACGGAACTGACAGAAGCGGAAGTCTATACAAGGATGCGGGAGCTGGCGGGGAACCGCTTCACCGTGGACAAGGTAGACCAGGCGGAGGTCAACCTGGAGCTGGACTGGCTGCATATGCCGGACACGGAGGAATATGCCCAGTATTCCGAACTGCGGAACGCGGCGCCGGGCGACCGGGTGCAGGTCGTCTGCGGCCCGATGGGCATTGACCTGATCATCCGCCTGACGGGCTATACCTGGGATCCGGTCGCGGAGATCTACAAGAAAACCACCTTCGGAACCATCAAAACAAAGCCGACGGTATCCGGCTACAGCCTGAAGAACGGCAGCATCACGGCGACAGCCATCGCGCGGGGCGCGGTCGGCGGGCAAGCGCTGCAGGCCGGATCCATTACGGCGCGGGAGATCGAAGCGAACGCCATCACGGCGGACAAGATCGCCAGCCGGAGCATCCAAACGGAACTGCTGGCAGCCAATGCCGTGACGGCGAACGAGATCAGCGCGAACTCGATCACGACGGAGAAGCTGGCCGCCGGATCCATTACGGCGGAGAAGATCGCTGCCCATGCGATCACGGCAGACCAGATCGCGGCCCACGCCATCACGGCGGACGAGATTGCCGCGGGTGCCATTACCGCGAACGAGATCGCGGCAGGCGCCATCACAGCCGTCAAAATCGCGGCGCACGCGATTACCGCGGATCAGATCGCTGCCGGAGCCATTACGGCGGATGAGATCGCCGCAGGCGCCATCACGGCCGTTAAGATCGCTTCCCATGCCATCACGGCGGACCAGATCGAAGCCGGGACGATCACGGCGGTGGAGATCGCTGCGGGTGCCATTACATCGGGCGTTATCGCGGCGGGCGCTGTCACGGCGACACATATCGCCAGCCGGACGATCACGGCGGCGGAAATCGCCGCGGGCGCCATTACCGCTTATGAGATCGATACGGGTGCGATCACCGCGGACAAGATCGACGCGGGGGCCATTACGGCCGTTAAGATCGCGGCCGGAGCCGTGACGGCGGACAAGATTGACGCCGGAGCGGTCACCGCAGCCAAGATCGACGCGGGTGCCGTGACCGCCGGCAAGATCGCCGCGGGGGCGATCACGGCGGCGAAGATCGACGCGAACGACCTGACGGCCATCAATGCCCTGCTGGGCACGGCGACCATCGCGAACGCGCAGATCGCGTCGGCGGATATCAACTTCGCGCATATCAAGGACCTGAACGCGCAGAGCGCCTATTTCGAGCAGGCTGTCTTCCAGGAAGCGGTCGGCGGGAAACTGTACCTACCGCGCCTGGCTGCCGGCTATGCCATGATGCTGGGCGCGACGATCGGCGATCTGGTTATCCAGGCGAGCAACGGGAATTTCTACAAACTGGACGTTGACCTGGCCGGCAACGTGTCCGCGACGCAGATGACGCCGACGGCGGAGGAAATCGCCAACGGCTACACCGCGGACGGCCGGACGATCTACATGGGGACGGACATCCTGGCGACAGACCTCAATACGCAGAACATCTACGCCTCCCACGGCCTGATGGACCAGCTGACGGCGAACATCATCAACGTGGATAAGCTGTTCGCCAGGGAAGCGACGATTTCAAAGATCAATGCGCTGGACCTGTCCAGCAACACGTATATCCAGAGCACCGTCGGCGACTGGGCAAGCGGCAGCACGATCACCCAGACCATCAACAGCATCAACACCCGGATCACGAGCCTGGGCTACGGTACCTTCTTCTATTCGGAGACGGAGCCCAGCCACAGCGGGCTGGTGGCCGGCGACGTGTGGATCAAGCCGGAAGACGAGAACACCTGGGCGGACATCGCCAATTATACCTGGGGCTACTTTGTCGAGAACAACTGGAACTGGGAAGACGTCCTGGGCAAGTACAAGATGTACGTCTGGACCGGCAGCCGGTGGAAAATCATCTACGACAGCATCATAACGGCGAACCTGCAGACGCAGATCGACCAGAACGCGGCAGCCATCCGGCTGAAGGCGGACGAGTCGACGGTGGACTACCTGGGCAACCAGGTATCGGAGTTTCATGGGGAACTGGAAGTCCAGAGCCAGCTGATTTCCGCTGCGGTATCCTCCGTCAACGCGAAAACGGCGAACTACGTCCAGACGACGGATCCCAGCAGCAGCCACACGCTCCAGATGGGCGATATGTGGACGAAGGGGCTGGGCGACGGCACATGGCGCAGCGTGAGCGGCTACACCTGGCGGCAGCTGCAGTCCTACAAGTGGGGAGACCTGGGCGGATCCAGCACCTACGTATGGAACGGCACGAAATGGGTGCTTGTCAGCGACCGGGCGCTGGAGCTGACCATGCGGACAGCAATCGAGCAGACGGACAGGCAGATCCAGCTGCTCGCGGAGGAACAGCTGAAGATCGGCGAAGACGTCTACAAGAACTCCGCCAGCATCTCCGTCACCGCGAAAGAGATCCGCGCCGAAGTGACGCGGGCGGGCGCGGCGGAAGACAGGCTGAGCAGCCGGATCACGCAGACGGCGGAGATGATCGCGTCGGAGGTGCAGCGGGCGACCGCGGCCGAAGACGGCAAGATCGCGAAGACGGCTATCTACCAGACAGCGGATTCTATCCGCACGGTGGCGGAGAACAACGCCGTCAAGAACATCGCGCCGGAGTTCAGCACGTCCACGACCTATCAGATCGGGGACATTGTTTCCTATAACGGCAAGCTGTACCGGTTCAAGGTGCGGCACAATGCCGGCGCCTGGAATGCCAGCCATGTGGACGCGATCACCGAGGAAGGCGCGACCAACCTGAAGCTGGAAAGCTACTCCACGATCGAGCAGACGGCAACCTCCATCGCGACGGCGGTCACCAGCGCGGTCACCCAGGCGGGGGACAACGCGGCGGCCCTGTACGTCACAAAGACGACCACGCTGCAGACGGCGGACTCCATTGTCACGGAGGCGGTACGGCAGGCGGCGACGTCGGCGGGCGATACCTACATCGCGAAGACGACGACATACCAGTCCGCGACGGATATCGTCACGGAGGCGGTGCGGCAGTCCGCATCGGCGGCCAGCGGGAACTATATCGCGAAGACAACCACATATCAGACGGCGGATTCCATCCGGCTGACGGCGGAGCGGAACGCGGTCACGAATATCGCGACGGCGTTCTCCACCTCCACGACCTACAACGTCGGGGATATCGTTTCCTACAACGGGAAGCTGTACAGGTTCAAGTCGAGACACAACGCGGGAGCCTGGAACGCCAGCCATGTGGAAGAAACGACGGAAGAGGCCGCGACCAGGACAAAACTGGAAAGCTACGCGACGCTGACGATCACGGACAGCAAGATCGAGACGGCTGTGGCCGGGGCGATCGCAACGGCCGGGACGAGCGCGGCGGCGCTGTATATCGCGAAGACAACCACCTATCAGACGGCAAACTCCATTCGCCTGGCGGCAGAGGGCAATGCCGTTCTCAACATCGCGCCGGCGTTCTCTGACAGTACGACCTATGAGATCGGGGCTGTCGTGTCCTACAACCGCGCCCTGTACCGGTTCAAGGCCAAACACACGGCGGGCGCCTGGAACGCGAACCACGTCGAACAGATCACGGAAGAGGGCTCCGTCAATAAGAAGCTGCAGAATTACGCCTCGCTGACGGTCATGACTAATAGCATCGCCGCAGCGGTCACGGAGGCCGTCACGACGGCGGGGGCAAACACAGCGGCGGGATTCATCGCGAAGACGAACGTGCTGCAGACGGCGGACGGCATCGTCTCCACGGCGAAGATAGAATCGACTGCGATCGTCGCGGATCCGTTCAGCACAAGCAAGGCCTACGCTGTCGGAGACGTCGTGTCGTACAACGGCGCGATCTACAGGTTCAAGGCGGCGCACGCTGCCGGAGCCTGGAACGCGAGCCACGTCGATAGGATGACGCAGGACGCGGCAACCAGGAAGAGGCTGGAGGGCTACTCCACCATCGAGCAGACAGCCACCGCGATCTCGACCTACGTCACGAACGCGCTGGGAAACTACTCCACCATCCAGCAGACAGCCACCGCGATCTCGACCTACGTCACGAACGCGCTGGGAAACTACTCCACCATCCAGCAGACATCCGACGCGATCTCCGCATACGTGACCAACAACGCCTACACGATCCAGAGCGGGATCAGCATCACGTCCGCGGGCGTCGGGATCACCGGCAACAAGTACGTCCGGATCTTTGTGGACGATAACCATTATGCAATTATTAATCCGGGCAGCATCGCGCTGAAGGGCTCCAGCAACACCTATCTCTACATGAGCAACGCGGGGATCCTGCTCAACGGCAGCGTCCTCCAGATAAACAACCGCATATTTGATGATACGAACCTCTTCGCGCGGGACGATATCAAGATCCTGAAGAAGACGGACAACGAGCAGACGGTCATCAACGGCATGAGCGGGAAGCACGACTGGGTGCTGATCAAGCCGTTCTACAACGCGGAGATCCATTGCGCCTATGACGGGTATTACCGCTCCACATCGGGCAACTACAACACGAACGTCGTGAACATGGCGCAGGACGCCACCGGCGGCGCGAGTGAGTTCGGCCAGGGCGCGGGCTGGTACCAGTACGTGCTGACGGGCACGCTGACGCGGCAGAGCGGCGAAAGCGGATCAGACAGCTGCCTGTTCACCGCGCGGCTGAGCAATTACGCATCCCTCAGCGGCGGCGTCGCGACGGAGGCCCACATCAATACCAACGCCACGACAACAAACTTCACCATCAATTCAGGGCACGTCAACGTGAACCTGTGCGGCGAAGACGCGCAGATCTTCCTCCGGCTCGATACGGCATACACCTATGAGCGGATATCAAACCTGCGCCTGACCTGCACCTGCGACGCTACGACGTCCAAAGTCCCCTGTACCGTTTATTATTTCCCGTAAGGGATTAAAGGAGGCAAAAAAAACATGAAAACTACGCAACGGAACGCGGTCCTGGCACATCGGACGATTCAGAGGCTGAGCATGAGGGTCACCGGAACGGTGGCCTTCTCTCTTTTCAAGCTGAAGAAGGAGCTGAAGCAGTATGTGGACTTCCAGGGCGAAGAACAGGACAAGCTGGTCAAGAAGTACGGCGGCGAGATCGCGGACAACGGCATGATCATGATCGCCGACGCGAAGAAGAAGGAAGAGTTCGATAAGGCGGACAGGGAACTGGGAGAGATGGAGTGCGAGATCACGCCGGTCAGGATCCCGGCCGGGCTTGTGCCGGATATCACGCTGGCGGAGATCGAAGCGCTGGACGGCTTTGTAGAATTTACAGAGGAGTGATGGACAAATGGCAAACACAACAAATCTGAACCTGGTCAAACCGGGGCTGGATGATGCTGCGCTGATCACGCAGATCAACAGCAACATGGATCTGATCGACGCGTATGCCGGCGACACGACGGGCGCCATGAAGAAGATGTGCCCGGTGATCACCGGCAACACGAACAACTCCGGCTATACGATTTCCTCCGGGGAGTTCTTTGTAGCGAACAAGAAGCTGTACAAGGCGACGGCCTCGATCGCGACCAACGCCAGCTGGTCTTCCAGCGCGACGGAACTGAGCGATCACGGTGCCGTGAACGCTGCGTATAGTGCGTTAAATTCCAATTTAGCCACGAAGACATACAATTGGAGTGGCAGCAATGTTGGTCTAACAAGAATCGGGAATACAGTTATGTTTAACGGTCTTGTTGGTAGTGACTGGAATAACGAATCTGCAGGAAGTCAATTAAAAGTCACGCTTAGTAACGTACTGACAACGGTCGCAATACCGTCAGGATATAGACCTGCAAGACCTGTTGATTTTCAAGACAATTATGGCAATAAACGATTAACCGTTGATACAAATGGTGAGTTTGCCGCAGTCGACAAACTATCAGGAGTTATATTAAGATTCAGCGCTTGTTGGGTAACAACTGATGCCATGCCGTGATAGGAAGATTTATTGATTGTTATCTTTGCGATGAGCATCGTACCATAGAAGGACTTCATTGCTAATAGAAGCATAAAGACTATCAGCAATCAGTTTATCAGAAATTAATTTGGATATAGCTTGTTTGATGACAGCTGAGAGTTCACCAGCATCAGTAATGATTTTATCCATAATATCAACTCCTTTATAGTGATTATATCACAAAAGAATGATTTAACGCAGTAACAACGCAGCTGCAACGCAGTTTTGCGTTGGGCAAAAACTAATTCAGCAAATGGCCGGCAATTAAAATAATGCTGGTTTTATTTTAATTACGGCCGTTTTTGTAAAATTAATTCAAAAATACTGAAAATATTGAACGAAAGGACGGTAATCATTTATGGCTGAAAAATACTTTATGCACCGGATCCAGGAAGAGAACGGCGCCTTCACGAAGGGCATCGAGATCCACGACACGAAGGACGCCGCCATCCTCTCCTTCTGGGGCAGGATGAAGCTGGCGTACGGCGGGAATCCCTCCATCACGTTCATGTCCTGCAAGATCACAGACGGCGACGGCAACGTGATCAAGCCGTACGACCTGACATGGAACGCCCAGGACGAATTTGAAAACAAGTTTTTCATGCACCATATCCGACTGGACGGCGAAACCTACAGCAAGGATATCGACGTCTGCGAAACGTTCGACGGCGCCCGCTCAGCCTATGCAGCCTGCATGGAATACGGCTACAACAACAGCCGTCACCCGAATGTGACGATGGTATGCTGCCAGATCACGGACAGAACCGGCTCCGTGATGCTGCCTTTTGATGAGACGTGGAACGCGCCCGAACCGGAACCTGAACCGAATCAGGCGTAAATGCGCCGGTGCTCATGCTGCAGCTCGCTCTGATCCTGCTTCGCGTAGATCAGCGTTGTCTTCGGATCAGAGTGGCCCAGCAGCGCCTGGATCTGCTCCAGCGGCATCCCGCCGCGGAGGCCTGCGGTGGCGAAAGTGTGCCGGAGTTTGTGCGGGAAGACACTGATCCCGGTGCGCCTGCTAACCTTCTTGATAATGTTCTCCAGCGCGTGGGACTGCAGCTGCTGATGGGGAGACTTGACGCTGACAAACAGCGCGTCGGTATCGTCTGATCGGGTTTTCAGGTATTCCCGCAGCGAGACTTCCGCTTCAGCGTTGAAGTACACCGTGCGCTCTTTCCTGCCTTTGCCGTTGCGGATATGCACAGATCTGAGATCCCAGTTGATATCTGACAGGCGGACGTCGGCGCACTCGCTGACGCGGCAGCCGGTTGAGAAGAAGAAGTCGATCAGGGCCTTCTCCCGGACGCCGGCAGTGTTCCAGCGGACCTCTTCCAGCTGGATCGCGGAGAGCGGCTCCCGGCGCTTCGGCTGGTATTTGATCTTGTCAACCTTCGCGCAGGGATTCTTCTGAAGGTATTCGTTTTCGACCAGCCAGCGGAAGAAAGAGTTCAGCGTGATCCGGACGTTGTCCAGGTAGCTGTCTGACGCGTTCCGCTCGATCTTGAAGTTGTACAGGTACAGGCGGATGTCGTTGGCCCGGATATCCATGTAGGACTTGCGGACGGTATCAAAGAAATGCGTCAGCTTGTAGCGGTACTGTTTCAACGTGCCCATGCTCAGGCTGGAGACGGCTTTGGAGCCGAGATAGCATTTGATGACGGGCGTCATGTCCTGGGCAGGAATGATCTCCATCTGCTTCTTGCTGATCTCGAAGTCGCTCATTGAGACGTCAACCATCTCCAGCACGCCGCGGAGGACGTCAGGATCCTGGACAACGGAGCAGAGGTTCATGGTCAGAACGGTGCGGAAAGTTTCATAGGCGGATTCGATAGGCATAAAAAACACACTCCTTCTTGTTTCGGGCGAAAGAGTGTGATAGAATCAATCTCTGGAGGGTGTGCCACAACCACATCTTCCGCCAGAGCGTAAGCGGCGGCAACCGCAAGCGCTCTTTTCTTATGTCAGTATAACACAAAAGATTTGATATTGGAATAGGGAAAAGACAAAAACAATAGACAAGCGGAGGGATAGGCGTGGATTGGTGGATCTGGATGCTGGTCGCTCTGGCGGTCCTGTTTCTGGTCATGGATTGCCTGATCATCGGCGGGAAGAATCCGCGAAAATGGAAAGGCGGAGGTAAGGAATGAACACGGCAAAACAGGTTGATGAGCTGATCACCCAGCTGAAGGGCAGCGGGATCCCGCTTGCGGACGCTGCATGGCAGGCCGCCAAGGCCTGCATCGGCTGGCCGTACATCTTCGGCGACCGGGGCGAATACTGCACACCGCAGCACCGGCGGGCGGCATACGCGAACAAGGGCGAGGATCATCCGACGATCAAAACAAAGTGCCGGAACTTTGACGGATCCGGCAGCTGCTCCGGGTGTTCCTTCTATCCGGGCGGAAAGACCAGGGCGTTTGACTGCCGCGGCTTTACCTACTGGATCCTGCTGCAGATCTACGGATGGAAGCTGATGGGCGCCGGCGCGACGAGCCAGTGGAACAACGATGAGAACTGGAAGGCGAAGGGCGAGATCGGGACCATGCCGCAGGGCGTGATCGTCTGCCTGTTCTACCGGGAAAAGAAGAACGCGAAGGTCATGGCGCATACGGGCCTGGGTTATAACGGCGAGACGATTGAGTGCTCCAACGGCGTGCAGTATTCAAAGACCGTCAACAAGAAGTGGGAATACTGGGCGATACCGGCGTGCGTCGGCGAGTGCGGTATCGGGGAACCTGCATATTATGAACGCCCGGCGAATGACCTGAACCAGGCGCCGCAGCAGGCGGCCTCCAGGCCGACGATCTGGAAAGGCATCAAAAACAAGTACGTCAAAGAATGCCAGGAAATGCTGCAGAAGCTGGGTTATGACCTGGGCATCTGCGGGGTCGACAGCGACTTCGGCACCGCGACACGGGCGGCTGTGATGTCCTTCCAGAGTGACCACGGCCTGCAGGTGGACGGCGTTGTCGGCGCGGATACCTGGGCGGCGCTCGATGCGGCCGTCAGCCAGATCAGCGGGCAGCCGGCGGAAAAGAAATACAGCGTCATTATCTCAGGGCTCGACAAAACACAGGCGGAGGCGCTGGCCGGGAACTATCCGGGCGCCCGGATCATAGAAGGGAGTGTTGTCTGATGGGCGATATTAAACTTCCGGAAGGCGTGACAGCCTGGCAGCTGGCTGTGTTCATTGCCGCGCTGATCGTGGCCATTTCGGGAGTCCTGGTGGCAATCGTAAAAGGCTGGGAGGCATGGAGAAAGATTTCTGTCCGTGACAAGGTAAAAGCGGTCGAAGACCGTTGTGCTGCTTTGGAAGGGAGGATGGACAAAGTGGAAGCGCGGCTCAGTCTGGGCGATAAGCGCTTTGAGCTTCAATCTGACGACCTGGGGCACCTGCTGACGACTCAGCTGGCGGTACTGATCCACATGAAGAGCGGAAACGACCACGAAAAGCTCGACAAACAGATTGAATCATTAACTCAGTACATGGGGCAGCGGGCAACAAAAGCAGCTGCATACGCTGCAGAACATAACCAACTTCAGAACGGAGGTAAAACTGAATGAAACTTTCCAACCGTGTCTATGATGTCCTGAAATTCCTCTGCACGATCCTGCTGCCGGCGTGCGGTACGCTGTACTTCGCCCTGGCAAAGATCTGGAATCTGCCGCTGGCGGAGGAAATCGTCGGGACGCTGAGCGCGATCGCCGTCTTCATCGGCGCCATCATCGGGATCAGCTCCATTAACTACAACAAAGAACAAAAGCCTCCCGCAGATGATGAGAGCGAAGCATAATTGATGAGAACTAAGCAAAAGCCCTGGGTTATCAGCCCAGGGCGATTTTTTTATACCTTGTACAGACTATCATTTTACTATGTACAGACTTCCATCAGATGGCTAACTTAAAGACAATGAGTGGATATGGTTCGACTATTGACCAATTTACGGGCGCTGGCTGGTCACAGTCGAAACCTTTGAAGACGTGTAATGTATCAAGTGTCGGCAGCTCTTCCGGCGGAATCTGCTCCATATTCGGAACTGCATTAATGACGACACGGATCCATTTTTCATAAACAGTGATTGAGTTGATCAGGTCGTTAGTTACTGTTTTCACAAAGTTCTCGTCTTCTCTGGTTCCTTTTGCGATCTTACGCAAATAAAACTTTATGCGGCTTTTTGATACTGCCTTCCGTTCTGTAATGCGCTGGAACGCAATGCCTTTTTGCAGCTCATCCGCCTGGGCACTGAGGCTTTTCAGGTGCTCGCCAGTTTCCGGCGACCAGATGCCTTCCGCGATGGCAGCGTTAATATTGCTAATCTTTCGTCTGATGTTTTTCAGGTCGCTTTCCATCTTGCTCACAGGCGACATTTCGCTGTCTGCCTGAAGGGCTGCAGCGATCTGGTCGATAAACCAGTCCAGGCGATCGCCGGCGAGGATATCATCAAAAATGAAGTTGATTATTTTGCCTTCAAGGTCCGGCTTCCGGATCGTCTTTGCTTTGCAGTCCTTTTCATTCCTCCGCCTCTTGCATAAATAGTAATAGTATTTTCTACCCTTGCTATATCCGGAATATCCATGCATCGGAGATCCGCAGTATCCGCAGAAGCATTTCCCGGAAAGAAGATATTCACCCGGATGCTTTTCAAAATGTCTTATTGTTTTCGCTCTAAGGGCCTGGCATACGTCAAATAATTCCTTGTCAATGATCGCCGGAACTCCGCCGGGCGTCCGGATATCCATATATTTGTATATTCCTGTGTATCTGTCGTTCTGAACCATATAGATAATGGTTGAGTTCGCCAGAAACTGCCCGCGCCTGTTTCTGATACCTTCTGCTTTGAACATTTGATAGATTGAGTGGCACGAATAACCTTGAGAGTATAACGTAAACACCCTGCGGACGATGGCAGCCTCAGCTTCGTCTATGACATAATGCCCATCAGGGCCGGTACGATATCCGAATATCGGATTGCCATTACTCAGGCATTTCAGTGCATTATCATGTTTTCCGCGCTTCGTGTTTTCTGACAGGTTCCGGCTGTACCATTCTGCGATGGCCTCCAGCATTCCCTCAGTGAGCACGCCGGCAGCGCCGTCCGGAATCGGCTCCATTGCATAAACGACAGAGACGCCCTGATCTGCGAGTTGCCCTTTGAAGGCAGCAGACTCCCGGCGATTCCGTCCGAACCGGTCTACCTTCCAGGCGATTACAGTATCGAAAACGCCGGATCCGGCAGCACGGAGCATAGCCTGGAATTCTGTCCGGCGCTCTGAATTATGATAGCCGGATTTTGCATGGTCTGCGTATTCGTGCACGATTGTATAGCCCTCATGCTCAGCGTATGCCCTGATATCCCGCAGCTGCTGCTCGATGGAGACGTCGCGCTGCTGGGCAGACGAATAGCGGGCATAGGCGACGGCCGTCTTCGGGGCGCAAGTAGTTAGCTTCTTCTTAGCGGTGGACATAGCGACAACTCCTTACTTCACATTGTAAATATCATTGTAGATATTAAACGGAGTCATTCTTCTTAGAACAATGTATTGCTTTGAATTGAATAAACAGATAGCAAGAATATCATCAGAAAACAATGCTTCATTTTCTCCGACAGCAATGATTGAAGCTATATATTTATCGTCTTTTTTGTTCCATTTTCCGACATATGAAACATCAGCAGCAGTACCGGAAGATTCTTTGAAATCTGTATTCTGACATAGTATCTGCCCGCCTGGGGTAAATACAACAATCATTGAAGAGTATAAATAACCTTCATCAATGAAGTCCTGCGATGTATCCTTAGCATCTAAGCACATATACCAGCATCCTACGATAGGATCAGGGTCCTCTGCAAGCGCAGCTGCCGGCACGACCAGTGACAGGATCAGGACGATGGTGATCAGTCTCTTCATTGTGATGCCTCCTTAATATTCGATATAGTTATTGTTGAGCATATCCCCTCGCTGGATATGCTTTTTTTCATGTTTATATGTCTTCTGGTTCTGTTCATGCGTCAATCTTGCGTTTACAACAATTACAGGTTCGCCCTCATCATCATGAAAGACAAACCCGCGGATACTGGTGGGGAGATCCATCAGCACCGCCGGGCGTTCGTTATTCATTCCTGTCACGCTCCTTTATGATACGCTCAGCCATCTGGATCATGAAGTCAACATCATCGTGTGACATCTTCCGGGTGTGATCAAACAGAAGACCCAGGCGCGGATTTTGATGGAGAGCTTCAAGCCGCTGCTGATCTTCATAATTCATAGGGCCGTCTTCCGTTGTCAGCATGGAAAACCTGATCCCCAGCAGATCAGCGAGCTGGCCGATCGCATCCGGCCGTGGATGCTTCTTCCCATTGCACCAGTCGGAAGCTGTAGCAGAAGAAACATTCAGCACCCGGCATATGTCCGCCTGGCTGATCCCCTTCTTTTCCATGAAGTAGCGAAGGTTTTTGACGAAGATTTCTCTGATGTTCTCTGGCATTATTCATTCCTCCTTGGAACATTAGTATATGTTAAAAAAGCGAGAAAAACAAGCCTCGCCAAAATTAAATTTCGCTTTAGGCTTGACATCTCGCTTTTAGCGAGTATACTGATAGTGATTTCCGAAAACTTGAAAGGAGGAAAAACACAAGATGGAGGGCATGAACTACCCGCCGAAGATCTCTCTTGCCGCTGCCAGGGTAAACGCCGGATTTCTTCAGGATGCTGCAGCAGCCAAGCTGCACGTAACAACGGAAACACTCCGGAACTGGGAAAAAGGAAATACCGTACCCGGCTACGACAAATTCATGGAGATCTGCAATCTCTATCGGTATCCAGCGGACTTTATTTTTTGCGGCAAACGCTCGCTTTAAGCGAAGGAGGTGAAAACATGGCAAACGAGTACAAGACATTCTATCTGAAGAACCTGATACCGATCATCGAGCATACGGCTTTGGATCTGATGGGTGATCCGATCATCGGTGGAGTCAAGTCTGACAAGACCGTCAAGACAATGGCGGAAGTTTCCTATGAGAACTGCCTGATCGCGAACCACAACGCCGGTATCGCAGAGATGGCTCGCCAGCTGATCGTTGCACTGGCAAAAGAAGCTGATCCGGATGGCTGAGTTCGAGATCAGGGCAGAGTACACAGGCACGGAGCCGAACCTGAAGCCCGCGGCCTCCGCGTTCGCCAGGATGATTAAAAAGATAACGAACCCTGACGGAACGTTCACGGATCCGGAGCTTGAGGCAGAGTATCAGGACTGGATAAAAAAGAGCCGCCAGCAGGGACCAGCTGCTGACGACAACGGGGGTGCTTACGAATGAAACACCAGAAGAATTATACCATCTTTGACAAAGAAAAGATAGTCGCATTTTTCGCGATCCTGATCATTGTCGCGGCGGTCGCGTTCTGGGCCGGTTCCACGTTCGCGGAGGAAGAAGACGGGTTGGCGACGGTGTACGTCATGTGCGATCCGCGGCCGGGCAGGTATGTACACGTCCGGCGGAAGCCATCGGCGGACAGCATGGAGCTGGGGCGGCTGGAGTGCGGGGACAGCTTCCTGACGGACGGCGAGAGCAAAAACGGATGGATCCACTGCTGCAATATCGGAGAGAACTGTGGCGGCTGGGTGTATTCCGGATTCGTGACGGTTGAAAAGCCGGAGATGGTCATGCAGCAATACTGCAGCGTGTCCAGGGCGAAGCTGATCATCCGGAGATGGCAGGGCGGGCCGCAGGTTGTAATCGACGGGAAAAAGCAATACCTGAAGAACTGCGAGGATGTAACGGTATTCTGCATCGCCGACGGATGGGCCTGCACCAGTCGTGGATATATCAAATCGGAATTTCTGGAGGTGGATCCGGAGTGAACAGAATCAAAGTAGACAGCGACGGACTGAAACAGATTATGAAAATTATTGGTCCGTGCACAGGAAAAAAGACAGGATTATATGTGAACGTTCAGATTGCCCATAAGGATAACAGGTTAACTATCCGGGGCATGAACGGAACGTTTGTCGGCGAAATGTCCATGAAAGTACCCGGAGGCGAGGGAGATACATTCTGTATCGACGCGGATATGTTTACAAAAGTAATCAATCTGAACAACGGAGACGTCGAGATCCTGACGGACGGTAAAAACTGCGTGCTGAAGGGAATCGGTAGAATGCGTATCCCGATCGTGGCAGCGAATGTAAATGAACCGGATAGATTGAATGGCGAGACTGTCACCATGAAAGCGGAACATTTCAAATCAGTCTATAAGCTGGTCAGTTACGCAAAAGCTACAGATGAATCCAGGCCGCTGCTGACCGGTGTCCTGATTGAATCGGACGGAGACAGGTTGCGGATGGTTGCGATTGACGGATTCCAGATTGCCATCGAAAACGCGCCATGCAGCGGGGACTGTATGGAGGTTATTGTGCCAGGATCATTTATGGACCTTGTAGCATCCGCTGTAACTCCTGGAGAGGAAATAGATCTGATTACCAACGGCCGATTGATTCAGGTGAAAACGGACTCCATGACGCTGCAATGTCCGCTGCTTGTTGGGAATTATCTCGATTATAAAAAATTGATCCCGGAATCATTCCAGACGGAATGCATGATCTTTACAGACAGGCTGATGGATGCACTGAAGAGCAGCAGTATTGTAAACAATAAGCTGGGCACGGTGAAACTGTCTGTAAGGGATAACAGCATCACAGTATCAAACAACAGCCAGTACGCGGATTTCGAGGATAAGATCCCGTGTGATATGACCGGGAATGATATCCGGATCGCGTTTAACGAGCATTATCTGATGAACACGATCGGCGCTGTAAATACTGATAAAGCTGTCATGAAGTTCAACAGAAGTGTCAGCCCGGTATTTGTCCAGGCAAAAGGATCTGACGGAATTCATATTTTGACACCTGTCAAAATCAACGAGGTGCTGCAGGATGGATAAATATGATGAATTCCTGAAAAAGAAGGCTATTACGACAGCGCCCAGCGGCTTTGAATGCACGGACCGGAATCCGGCACTGTTCAACTGGCAGAATGACGTTGTGCAGTGGGCGCTGAGAAAAGGCAAATGCGCGATCTTTTCAGATTGCGGCAGCGGAAAAAGCCGGATGCAGTTGCAGTGGGCGCAGAAAGTACATGAACACACGAAGCGGCCGATCTTGATCCTTGCGCCGCTGGCAGTAACGCAGCAGACGAAACGTGAGGGCGATAAATGCGGAATCTCCGTACAGGTCTGCCGGGATCAGAAAGACTGCTGTGCCGGCATCAATATCACGAATTATGAAATGCTAAACCATTTTGATCCGAAAGCATTTGCAGGCGTTGTCCTGGATGAATCGTCCATCATAAAGCATAAGGACGGAAAGACCAGGAGAATGATCCAGGAGATGTTTGAGGAAACGCCATACAAACTATGTTGTACGGCAACGCCTGCGCCGAATGACTTCATGGAGCTTGGGACGCATTCGCAGTTTCTTGGAGTCATGAAACAGACAGAAATGCTCGCCACGTTCTTTGTCCATGACGGCGGCGATACACAAAACTGGAGACTGAAACGGCACGCAGAAAAGAAGTTCTTTGAGTGGGTGGCCGGATGGGCCTGTTGTTTCCGGCGGCCTCAGGATCTGGGCTATGAGCAGGAAGGATATGAGCTTCCGGAGCTCCGGGTGCATGAAGAAGCCGTCGAGAGCAAAGGCACGGAGCTGATTAACGGACAGATGATGCTTTTCGCGCCGGTCGGTAAAACACTGCTGGAGAGGCGAAGCGCACGGCGCAACAGCCTGGAGGATCGCGTGGCCAGGGCGGCGGAGATCGCGAATGCTACGGACGATCAGGTGCTGGTATGGTGCGATCTGAACGCGGAGAGCAAAGCGCTGACAAAGGCCATATCCGGCGCTGTGGAAGTGGAAGGCTCCATGCCTCTGGAAGAGAAGGAAGCCGGAATTGTCGGATTCCTGAATGGGGATCACCGCGTGCTGGTCAGCAAGCCATCCATTGCCGGATTCGGGATCAACGCCCAGAACGCGCATATTGAGATCTTTGTCGGACTCTCTGACAGCTTCGAACAATATTATCAGGCAGTGCGCCGGTGCTGGAGATACGGGCAGGAGAATCCCGTTGACGTCTATATCATCATCAGCGATGCGGAAGGCGCTGTAAAGGCGAATATCGCCCGGAAGCAGGCGGACGCGGAGCGTATGACCGGAGAGCTGATTGAGTTTACAAAGGAATTCCTGAAAAGCGATCTGCGCCATACAAAGCGCGAGGTTGATGAGTATTACGCTTTTGAACAGATGGAGGTGCCGGCATGGCTGAAAACAGCATAATCATTGAGAACGTAAAAGTGAAAGATCAGGTGATCGCGAAAGATTACGCCCTGTACTGCGGCGACAGCTGCGAGATTCTCCGAGGAATCCCGGATAAGTCAATCCACTATTCCATTTTTTCCCCGCCGTTTGAGAGCCTGTATACCTATTCAAACAGCGACCGCGACCTGGGCAATTGCCGGAACGGCGGCGAATTCCATGAGCATTTCCGCTTTATCGTGGATCAGCTTTTCCGGGTAATCATGCCGGGGCGGCTTGTCAGCTTCCATTGCATGAACCTGCCGACCAGCAAAGAGAGGGACGGATTTATCGGAATCCGGGACTTCCGCGGAGAGCTGATCAAGCTCTTCCAGGACGCCGGTTTTATCTACCACAGCGAAGTCTGCATCTGGAAGGATCCAGTGACGGCCATGCAGCGGACAAAAGCCCTGGGCCTGTTGCATAAGCAGCTGAAAAAAGATTCCTGCATGAGCCGCCAGGGCATCCCGGATTTCCTGGTTACGATGCGGAAGCCCGGCGAGAATCCTGAACGGGTGACGCATACGGATGATACATTCCCCGTCAGTGTGTGGCAGAAATATGCAAGCCCGATCTGGACGGATATCAATCCAAGCGACACACTCCAGTACAAAAGTGCCAGGGAACACGAGGACGAGCGGCATATCTGCCCGCTGCAGCTGACCGTGATCCGGCGCGGGATCGAACTGTGGACCAACAGGAACGATATCGTCCTGACGCCGTTCATGGGCATCGGCAGTGAAGCATATACAGCCGTGCAAATGAACCGGCGTGCTGTCGGCATCGAACTGAAAGACAGCTATTTCAGGCAGGCGGTCGAGAATGTAAAAAATGCGAACAATGAGCGCCAGCTTGATCTGTTCGATTTCCTGTATCCGGAGGTGCCAGATGGCGGGCAGGCATGAGAAAAAGCATCCGCGAATGCTGCCGGAGCCTCTGGGGATCTACGCAACAAACAGCACATATCCGGATCTGATCCGGGTCAGCTTCAGCGACGGCAGCACGCAGATATATGAACAGAGAATCCAGCAGCCGCATCCGATCATCAAAAAGAATCTGGAAGTGATGCGAAATACCTGCATCGGATATGAATTCAAAGGAGATAAAGATCATGAGGGCACTGTATGAGATTAACCAGGATATCCTGGACTGCGTAGATCTGGAGACTGGCGAGATCCTCGACACAGAGAAATTGGACGCGCTGCAGATCGAGCGCGAAACGAAGCTGGAAGGCGTGGCGCTGTGGGTGAAGGATCTGAAGGCGGAGGCCGCCGCCGTCAAGGAAGAGGCGGACAAATTAACGGCCCGGAAGAAGGCACTGGACAACAAGATCGAAGGGCTGAAGAACTGGCTGCTGTACGCGCTGGGCGGGGAGAAGCTGAAGACGCCGCGGTGCAGCGTGTACCAGACGCACAGCCAGCGTGTGAGCGTTACGGATGAAGAGCAGCTGATGGGTTATATCAATTCGCTGCCGGCGCCTGAGATGTTCCTCCGGTACAAAGATCCGGAGCTGAACAAAGACGAGATCAAGAAGGCCATGAAGGACGGGATCGTTATCCCCGGCGCGGCGCTGGAAGAGACGGAAAGCGTGGTGATCAAGTGATGAACATTACCAGAGGGCCGATCAAGTCGGCGATCAAGGTCGGGATCTACGGGCCGGAAGGCGTCGGGAAGACGACCTTCGCCGGGATGTTCCCCGGAGCCGTGTTTATCGACACGGAGGGCAGCACGAAGCACATGGACGTGGCACGGTTCGACGATCCGCAGGAGCTGGGCGACGTGCTGGAACAGCTGACCTGGGTGCTGGGCAACTCCGGCCAGGTCGGGACGCTGGTCATCGACACGGTGGACTGGCTGGAGAGGCTGATCTTCAATGCCGTGTGCGCGGAGAAGAAGATCCAGAACATCGAGGACATCGGAT